GCATGGAACAAGCTTGTTACTGGTAAAGGCAGAATCCATCACCACTGCTCGGTTAGTACGAACACATTTAGATGTGCTCATCGTAAACCGAACTTAGCACAAGTCCCTGCGTCACCTGAGTTTAGAGAGCTATTCACAGCCAGTCCCGGACACGTAATGGTTGGAGCAGACTTAAGCGGAATCGAATTAAGAATGCTTGCCCATTATCTTGGAAGGTATGATGGCGGTAGATATGCAGACATACTACTCAACGACGATATACACCAAGTCAATGCTGACAAGATTGGCATTACTAGACGACAAGTTAAAACCGTCACATACGCATTTTTGTATGGTGCCGGAAATGAAAAAATTGGAACATCATATGATAACTCCTTACAACCCAAGGAAGCTAAAAAGAAAGGAAAAGAGATCCGAGAAGCTTTTGTTTCTGCAATCGAAGGTCTGTCTGACCTATTGGGAGCGGTTTCAGCTAAGTCTCTTAATGGGTGGCTCTTAGCAATAGACGGACGAAGAGTTGTAGTTGACAGCCCACATAAAGCACTTAACTATTTACTTCAATGTAGTGCTGGGATCATAGCTAAACGATGGATGATTATTGCAAATGAGCATATCGTCAACCCTCACACTCACCAATTAGCGTTCGTACATGATGAACTGCAATACGAAACAATTGCAAAAGAAGCAATGATTCTAATGAAAATTTTAGAAGAATCAGCGAGATTTGCTGGAGAATACTACAACCTACGTTGTCCCATAGCAGCCGAAGCGAAACAAGGATTGACATGGCATGACGTGCATTAAATATGAAATTATTAATTGATTGCGACTACATAGTATATAAATGCTGTGCTAGTGCAGAAACCGAAATGGACTTCGGAGATGACGTTATAGTTGTTACTTCTAACT